CGGGCAGATGGTCAGCGTTGGTCCCGATGTGGATGGCGGCTGGAAATACAGCGTCGATCCGTCCACCCATAGATCGAAACCCTCTATCTCGGCCAACCACACCAATAGATCCCAATCGTTAGTCGCCCGAGCATTCTGATACATTGCGGTTCGCGTTCGACTTGTCCCGAAGTATCGTCCGACAAGTGTAGATGTAGCGGTGACCTGCGGTACCAGACCATGCCGGGTTACAATGGCCGACGCGATCTCGCTGGAAGTTTGGTTTTCAAACGTCTGTTGAGTCTGCGACAAAAGAAACCGCGCAGTCAGGTCCCTCCCCGCCAACTGGATATCTTGACGGATTGGATCAATTTCAATGCTGTCGGCGTCACCTAGAATGAATGACGCCCAGCCACCGTCAAGCCCGATCTGAACTTCGATCGAAAGCGGCACGGCCGACCAGATATCGGCAATGTCTTCTGTGATTGCGGCGGTAATAGCGAACCGATTCGCGCCAAGATAAAGATTATTGGAAACTGCAATGGACTCAATCCCGGCAAGTGGTACACCGTTTACCAGAACGTTGGCGGCAGCCCGTCGCGTATCAGCCGAAGCCAATAACACCTCCCGGCGAAGTCTCCGTTGAAGGCAAGATAAGTGTTGTCAGGCCTGAAAGCCATGGATCGTCGATGTTATTCAACGTCGCGATCCGGTCCCATTGTGTGGCGTCACCATAGTACTGACACGCAAGTTGAAACAGCGTGGTGCTGGTAACACTAATCGTTGCCATTAAACGCCTGAAAGCAGAAAGTTTGCACTAGCGCGCGCCAAATAGCCGCGCCCCGCGACCAGGTCGGCTAGCGAACCTGTGGACGTCAGCAGGCTGGAAATGGTGGTGGCTGCCGCCAGATTACCGCCGGTCGTCGCGATGGCGGCGTCGGTAGCCGAGACCATCGCCGTCAGAGCGATCGATGCTCGAGCATAGTCCGAGGTGCCTGCCGTAAATGCAGCTGCAGGGGCTAAGCTTGATGCCACGGCACCGATATCTATGAAGCCAGCTGCCATGCCAAGATCGGCAAGAACCGCTGATTGCGTGGTGGGAGTCGCTTCCGTCGTAAGGTTGGTGACATCTGGAGCAACAACGCAACGAACTCTATATGGAATCCACCAGGGGTTAGCGAAGTCAAGCAACAATTCCCCAACAACGACTGAAACAAGAAAGCTGTCCCAGGCTAGCGTCACTGTCGATCCATTGCGGCGCAATCCGTCCAGCAAACGCGCGCGGTCAGCCGCATTGCCACCCGTCAGAATGCCAGCCCAGGTAACGTCGCTGTCATCCGGTCCAAGTGCGTCTATGACCCGCCCGCCACCGGGAAGGCGATGAACCGCCAACGCTTGTTTGCCACCAAAATGGAGTGCGCCGGAGACCTCGAAGCCGTCCAGAACCACGCTCCCAAGTGTAACGGCCACCTTAGCCTCCGATCATGCGGCCGGGTGGAAATGGACTTCTGGTCGGATCAAAAGCAGGGCTCCCGCTCGGCGGCCGCCCGGCCTCTTGCGCCATTTTTCGTGCCATCCAGCGGCCGACCAACGTTCCGTCCAGGAACACATCGCCTTGCGTCGGGCCGCCACCGCCGGCAGGTGCCGCTGCGTCATTGTCCTTTGGGGCTATTGCAGCGCCCTCTGCTGTTCCAGCGCGGCAGGGATGGTCTGCACCGCGACCTCTCGGATTAGCGGGCCAGTCGCGTGACACCTCGTTGGGCGCTGCCGTCGATGAAATCCCATCCGACCGCGGCGCCGCTCGGCGGACGGGTGCATATGGCGCAGCGGCGCCGTCGGATCTGCCAGACTGAGCGGAACGGGGTTTGCGGCTGGTCTCGGATATCTGCGAACCGGGCATCGACGTGAGCAGTGAGGGCGCCAAGCGGGCAGCCTCGGCATTATTTTGACCCGCAGCCTCGGGCAGCCCAGGCGGCCGCTGGGCGACGGTCAATTTCAGCCGCGCCGCTTTTCCCACGGGTGCTCCTGGCTCTACCGCTGCGTTCGCTGCTATAGCCGCAGAATTGACTTTGCGGCCGCTGAAAGCCCGTGCAGTCCCTCGCGCCTCTGCGTTGTGCCGCGCGTCCGCTCGAGCCTCGCCTCCGCCCGCGGTGTCGCTAACCAATTTTGCTCGCTCGGAATGGGGTTCGCTACCTCGTCTCCCCGCGGCAGCCGCTGCCAGTATGGCGTGGGGCCTTACACTTGCGTGGGGCACTCCGCTCTCGGCGGGTACATGCACCGCGCGTGCGCTTGCAATTGGCCGTTGGCGCTGAAAGCTGGATGAGTGGTTTTGCTTTTCGGATGGCCGCGGCTGCCGATGCCACGCCATGTTATGATCGTCTACTGGCCGGTCGGCCGAAATACTGGACGGCTGCCCAGCTGGCAATTCGTCGCCCGGCGCAATTGTCAATCCGCTGTATTTCTTCAGCGTCGCATGAAAATGTTTGGTTGCAGGAGCGCCGCCAAACTTGGCAAGCGTCCGATCCGAGAGCTTCAGGCCGGATATTGCGATCTGTACGTGCTTTATTCCGTTTGCTAACGCGCCGCCGAGGCGACCTGGCAACGCCATCGCCAGTCCCACCTCATGCACTGGTCTCACCATTGTAACTTCGCCTCGCGGCCGCTATTTTTGACCACACGCCGCCCTTACCCACCGTGTCCGTGCACTACGCATCGCCCCATATGCGGCTGCGCCAATCGAACACCAGCCCGTCCAGCCAACCGATCGCCGCGACCCAGGCAAGCCGGTCATCCTCAGGCAGCGAAAACGCAACATCGAAAGGCACCCCGTTCCGGATCAAATATAGGCAATCCACCAGATCAGGGTGCCGACTCAGTTTCCCGCTTCTGTCTCCGTTGCCTTAGCTGGCTCGGTCACTTCAAATAGACACGCCACCGTTTCAATGCCTTCATCACCGAGGCGCTGCACCAAGCCTTCCAACTGAGCCTCGGTTGTGGGCGGCGGCACGGGCACTCCGTCGATGTCGATAACAGAAGCTGCCAGTGCCGCCATGCCAAAATACGGCGGATTCTGCGCGAGCTCCGGCCCAACCGCTTTGAAAAGCCGTAGTCTGTCGAGCGCCGTCAGGCGCCTCACTGTCAGGCGGCGACCCAAACTGTCGGAAGCGGTCGCAAGCCGCGCTGCCGCTGCAATCAGGATTTGTGAAGGCGTTTCCATCACATTCTCTGTCGTTGGGTGGCAAAAAACTCCAGCCGTTGGCGCACGCTACTGTCTCCCTTCCAACTTCCGGAGTTTGCAAGTTTAAAGACGACACCGTTATATTGGTATGTCGAGGTCGAGCCATCGACTTCGGCAATGTATTGATACACCGTGCCGGCCGGCAGGAATCCCTGGGTAAAAAACGCTTGCTCTGCCATAGCTATGAAATCATCTACTACACTGGTGCCCCGTTCGACATCAAAATTACCTTCCCATCCTTTTGGCAATTCCGCGCCCATTGGAACACCGTCCAACCGATCAAGACGAATCGATTGCGTAATCTGTCGGCTTTCAAATCCAGTCACATAAGTCAAATCGACCCGCCCGAACGGCCCCATAACTACCAGTTGACAGTCACGCCCAATTGAAAACGAATTGATCGGCATTATCGCCTGTCTCCAGATCTGTCAATCAACGATATTCACGGATGGTTCCACCGGATCGAACACGCGGACCTGCGCAGACAGCTTCTCGGTCGTCCGACCGAACAGCGGTATGCAGCTTTGCAGCACTGCATGGCATGACGTTCGGCCCGGGAAGTTACGCGCTACTGTCGCTTGAGATAACGAAGAATTGCGCTGCAGAAGTCGATTCTTGGGTCAAACGTTCAGCGTCAAATCGGCCCGCTTGGCAGAAGTTGACTTTGTACCACGACTGTCTGCCCGCCTTCTACATTTACAATGAACTTCTCGTTGATGCCTTGATATTGCACTTGCGCATCACTTTGAACATAGCCCAAGCTGGTCCGGCTCAACGGATTGTTGGTCGCGTCGCATATGACCGAGAACGGGATGCTGCCATCCGCCGCCAATGCCAGGATGCCTTGACTGAGCAACGCTTGCAAGAAACTCAATTCTGTCGATCGAATCTGCTGGAACAATGTGTTGTTAATCACTTGGCCGACAAACTGACCCATGCCGGCTGCCAGTGTGGCGGCGATAAAATTTGTCATGCGAGTATAATTATCGCCATTAGTCGCTGCGTTGCTGGACGTATTATGTCCGAAACGCACGCCCCAGTATGCGCCTCCGGGTTGTGGATTAGCAATCAAATCGATTCCCGCCAGCACTAGCGTCTGCAGCTCGGCCTCGCTATAGGTGGCGGATTGGCTGCTGCCCGGCACGCCGGCGCTTTGGGTTCCCACCACGCTGTAAAGCGGTTTATTCAGGCTCGACTGCTCGGGCGAAAGGTTGGCGAGGCGGCCTGCTACAAATCCCTGCGGCGACACCAATCGAATTACGCCGTTCGCCTGGTCGGACCAGTACACCCAGTCGCCAAACATCAGCTTAGCCGCGAATGAGTCTAATCCGCTCTGCTGAATCACAGTCACCGCGTCGGTAATGGTATCCCCCGGGGGCCCGGTAAGGATCATGTATACGCCCTCGGACTCCCCGAAGGCAGCTTGCGTTGTCCATTGCGTGGGCTGGTCGCTATCGGCAAGCAGCGCAATACTGCACCCCTGCCCGCGCAGCGCGTACATGCCTTGCCTCGGCAGGATATCCTGTCCCACCAGCGTCGCCGCGCTGATCGCCGCGGCACCATCGGTGCCCCCAAGCAATGTTTGCCCGCTAAACGCGGCCGGCGCCACGCTGGTCGCGGTGCCCAGGGTCGCCACCACCAACTGAGAAGGCCCG